TTCGGTGATAAGACAGGACTTGCATATGCTTCTGCATTCGACAGAATCAATGTTCGCCGTCTGTTCCTTACCATTGAGGATTCAATCGAAAGAGCAGCAAAGGATCAACTGTTCGAATTCAACGATGTGATCACAAGATCCAACTTTGTCAACATTGTTGAACCATTCCTTCGTGATGTTAAGGCAAAGAGAGGTATTACTGAGTTTGTCGTAATTTGCGACGAAACTAATAATACTCCAGATGTTATTGACTCTAACCAGTTTAGAGCAGACATCTTTGTTAAACCTGCAAGATCTATCAACTTCATCGGACTCACCTTTGTTGCTACCCGCACAGGTGTAAGTTTCGAAGAAGTCGTCGGTAATGTTTAATTCGCTTAGGTAATGTTTAATTCACTAGAGGAAACTTTTAATGGCTAACCGTAACATTCCAAATACCAAGGATAGGACCCTTGATGCATTCAAGGGTAGAATGATCGGCGGAGGTGCAAGACCTAATCTATTTGAGTGTGAACTGTACTTTCCCGACGATGCTGTCCCTGAGGACACAACCAGAGATGCACTGACTGATAGAACCAGATTCTTGGTTAAGGCAGCAAATCTCCCAGCATCCAATATTGCTCCAATCAATATTCCTTTCAGAGGAAGAAATTTGAAGGTTGCTGGAGACAGAACCTTTGATCCATGGACAATTACCATTATCAACGATGTTGACTTCAGCATCAGAACTGCTTTTGAGAGATGGATGAATCTCATCAACAAGCATGAAGATAATGCTGGTATCACAGATCCAACTCTTTACCAAAAGGATCTGTATGTTAAGCAACTCGGAAGAGCACAAGTTGGTGGAACTGTTCCACAAACTGAAGCAAAGATTCCAGTTCTGAAGCAATACAGATTCCTCGGAACATTCCCAACTAATGTTTCCGACATTGCACTTTCATATGATAGTTCCGATACCATTGAGGAATTCTCAGTAACGATGGAAGTTCAGTGGGTAGATGTTCTTGATTCCACTGGTTCAACCCAGGTAGGAACAGGTTCATAAATAGTAGAATAATAAGTTAAAACATTGATTAATGGCTAAATTATTTGGTTTTAAATTACCAGAGTCTGGGGAGAAAAAGTCGAAAGGCATTGTCTCCCCAGTTCCTCCTAGTGAGGAAGATAAGTCAGACTTTTATGTATCCAGCGGTTTCTACGGTCAATATGTAGATATCGAAGGTGTATATAAGTCCGAACAGGATCTGGTACGCAGATACAGAGAAATGTGTCTGCATCCTGAATGTGATAGTGCGATTGAAGATATTGTTAACGAAGCAATTGTTTCAGATCTCGATGACTCACCAGTAGAGATTGAGTTGTCAAACCTTCCTGCCTCTGATAAGTTGAAAGATCTTATCAGACAGGAATTTAAAAGTATTAAAACCATGATGAACTTCGATAGGAAGTGTCATGAGATTTTCAGAACTTGGTATATTGACGGAAGAGTTTATTATCATAAAGTAATTGACCTTAAGGATCCATCAGCAGGAATCCAGGATATTAGATATATTGATCCACTTAAAATTCGTTTGATCCGTAAGCAAGAAAAGACTGGACCAAACTCTCAATCTCCATTTGATGTAGCAAGAGCAGGTAGAGATCCTGGAAATCCAGATAGTTATGCTGCACCAGAGATTGAAGAATATTATCTTTATGATCCTAATGTTTCCACAAAAAATAGTGGAATCATTCCAAGTAGGAATAATAAAGGTTCTATTAAAATTGCAAAAGATGCGATTACTTATGTAACTTCAGGACTCGTAGATAGGAATAAGCAAACAGTTTTATCTTATTTGCATAAAGCAATTAAAGCACTCAACCAATTAAGAATGGTTGAAGATAGTCTTGTTATCTACAGATTGTCTCGTGCTCCAGAGCGTAGAATTTTCTACATTGATGTTGGTAACCTTCCAAAAATGAAGGCAGAACAATATCTGCGCGATGTAATGAACCGTTATCGTAACAAACTCGTATACAATGCGGACACTGGAGAAATCCGTGATGACCGTAAGTATATGGCAATGTTGGAAGATTTCTGGTTGCCTCGTCGTGAAGGTGGAAGAGGAACTGAAATTTCTACACTTCCTGGTGGACAAAATCTTGGAGAATTGACTGATGTTGATTACTTCCAAACCAAACTTTATAAGGCACTGAATGTTCCATCCAGTAGACTTGACAGTCAGGGTGGATTCAACCTTGGTCGTTCTTCAGAAATTCTGCGTGATGAACTGAAGTTTACCAAGTTTGTTGGCAGACTGCGTAAAAGATTTTCAGGTGTGTTTAATGACATGCTGAAAACTCAATTAATTCTTAAAAATATTATCACTCCTGATGATTGGAATGAGTTAGAAGAGCATATCCAATATGACTTCTTATATGATAATCATTTCTCAGATCTCAAACAGAATGAACTTTTAAATGAGCAACTTGGAGTTGTTGCTGCCATGGAACCATACATGGGCAAATACTTCTCTGCTCATTATGTTAGAACTAAAATTCTGAAGCAAACTGAAACTGAGATTATTGACATCGATAAGCAGATCGATCAAGAAATCAAAGATGGTATTCTGCCTGATCCAAATGCACCAATTGATCCTGCAACTGGAATGCCAATGGATCAATCTGCAGGTGAAATGGATCTCGGAGCACCAATCACTGAACCAGATTTAGAGAAATCGGGTAGAGCAACTGAAGCGCCTGAAGGCGGAGAGATATAAATATCTTATAGTTCTTATTATTTTTAACATAAAATGGATGATTTAATGGATATGTTGGTTGGTGGTGAATCATCTCCTTCTGAAGTTAGCGATAAAATTAAAGAAATTTTGTACGCTAAAGCAGCATCAAAAGTTGATTCTGTAAGACCTGCAGTTGGTGCAAGTCTTTTTGGAGAAGATGAACCAGAAGAAATTGAGTCTGAAACTGACGAAGTTGTTGATGAAGTTGAAGTAGAGTCCGAAGAGGACGAAGAAGAAACTCAAACTGGAGACGAAAATGTTGATTAAAGTTTTGGCAGCAGAAACAAATTTAAATGCTGCTACAAATGTTAGTAATGCAACTGTAGTCAGAGTGTATAACGGTCACTCTGCCGCAGTAGTTATCACAAGAAAGGATTCTAGTGATAATACTATTGGCAGTCTCACAGTAAAAAACGGTGAAACCGTTGTTCTTGAAAAAGAACCCACTGATAAGTTGATTACTTCTGCAGGAACAACTTCAGTGAAAGCTGTTAAAGTCGCATTTAGAAACTAAAAAAATGAAACTAATCAGAGAAGAAGTTGAAAATGTAGAAGTCATTACCGAAGGTAAGGGTTCTGCAAAAAAGATGTACATTGAGGGAACTTTCCTTCAGGGTGACATCAAAAACCGTAATGGCAGAATGTATCCTATTGCAACTCTTGCAAAAGAAGTTGGTAGATACAACGAAGCATATACTAATAAAGGTAGAGCACTTGGAGAACTCGGTCACCCCGATGGTCCAACAATCAACCTTGATCGTGTATCTCACAAGATTGTTCAACTTGAGCAAAGAGGTTCAAACATTTACGGTAAAGCGCAACTTCTCAGCACCCCAATGGGAAAGATTGCACAATCTCTTCTTGATGAAGGTGTAAAACTCGGAGTTTCATCTCGTGGTGTTGGTTCATTAAAAATGAACAACGAAGGCATCAATGTTGTTGGTGAAGATTTCATGTTGGCAACCGCCGCAGATATCGTCGCTGATCCATCTGCACCTGATGCATTTGTGGATGGAATTATGGAAGGAAAAGAATGGG